AATGTTTTTGACAAAAAAGTTTAAAGAAGAACTCATTGAAATTCAAAAAGAAAAGAAAAATCTTGAACGCGATATTGAAAATATGACTGCAACTATTTCGTCATATGATAGGCAAATTAAGGACAAGAAAGAAGAACTTAAAATAGTTAAAGGCGAAATATCAGATTCAATTCAAAATCAAATATATGATGCAAATTTTTCTTTTGACTTCAGAAAAATGAATGCATTTAGCGTAGAAAGAATTAAACGCAAAGATGATGAATTTCCTGTCACTGTTATAGGTTATACATATGACAGTAAAATTCGAGAATGGTTTTTTTATTGTTCTTTTGACACACATAATAGTCTTGTAGAAGAATTTAACCTGTGGAAGAATAATTGCTTCATGGTTTCTCTATAAATAACGTTGCATGTTAACGTGTTAGGAGAAAAAAACAATGAAGCAATATCTAATAAGAGTTGGAATTGCTTTGTCTGTTTTGCTTAATGTTATACTAGGTGGCAACAGCAATCAGACATTTTCAGCAAGAAACTATGGATGGAAAAGAGATGGTAAACCAAATTTGGTTTGGGTGATAGACAACTTGTTGTTCTTTAACAAAAATCACTGCATGGAAAGTTGGATTTATTGGTGTGTAAGAAAGGAAATTAAATGATTATAATTTATGGCAAATCAAATTGCCCTTGGTGCGAGAAAGCAAAAAGAATAGCAGAAACATATCAACTAAAATATGAGTATAAAAATGCGGAAGAACCTCTTGTTTTGGCAGAATTAAAACTCGCAAAACCAGATGCCAAAAGCATTCCTCAAATTTGGTGGCATGGTCGTTATATTGGAGGATACAAAGAATTTACATCAGAAATTGAAAATACAAAGAGTGATTATGGTCAAGGACAATTTTGAAGATATAAACTCTTTTGAGAAAAACATCATACGTATAATGATTGATGAAAAAACAACAATGTCAGACGCTTTGTTATCTGACATGTTTCATCAAAAAGTTGATGTGAATTCTGTTTTTGATATGTGTGATTATTTGGAAAGCAGACTAGGCGATCTTAATAAAGTTGAATATTTTATGGATATTGCTACTGGTCGGGCACCTGATCAATATTTGAAACGAAATTAATTTATCCTTTACTAGTTTGCAACTTTTATAAATACCTTAAAAAAAGAGGTATTTATGAGGCACGAATATATAGAAAATCCGTGGTATTTTGAAGGAGAGGTTTTTACAGAAGAGAACATTGAAAAATATTATGGTTTTGTATACTTAATAACAAATCTTTTATCGGGAAAAATGTATATTGGCAGGAAGTATTTCACGGCAAAAAGGGGAAAAAAAAGAATACAAAGCGACTGGAAAAAATATTATGGATCAAGCAAAACATTAACAGAAGACGTTACTAATATAGGATACAAAAACTTTTCGAGAGAAATTTTGTCTTTACATTTTACGAGAGGCGACACTAATTATTGGGAAACTAAAGTCCAATTTGAATTGAATGTTTTAGAAGAAAAGAATGAAAATGGTGAAAGACTCTATTACAACAATAATATAATGTCGAGATACTTCGCTCCTAAAAAAGAATTTTCACCAGAACATAGAAGAAAACTAAGTGAAAGTAGAATTGGCATTTCTTTTACAAGAGAACACAAAGAAAACATTTCCAGATCAAAAAAAGGTGGGAATACTTGGAATAAAGGAGTGTTAGGTTCCACAAAAGGAAACACGAAAAAAAGATCGGAAGAAGAAAGAAAAAAAATTTCTCAATCTTTAAAAGAAAAGAATATACAACCCAAATACTGCAAAAACAACAAAACAGAAGCGCATAGAAAAAAAATTTCACAATCTTTAAAAGAAACTGGTAATTTCGCCACAAAAAATCCCAATTCTCCTGATAATTGGGAAGCAGATATTTTAACTAAAGACGGTCTCACAACTATCGAATCACCATCTGTGTGGTGTTCTCTCAACAATATAAATTACAATGCTCTTAAAGCATGGTCAAAAAAAAACTTGGATAACGAAAGATTACATTCAAAATATAATATTAAAATAATAGCATTTAGAAAAAAAGGGATTGAACATTAGGGAAGAACTCAATATAACTAGCACCAAGCAATGGAACCCACTTTCAGATATAGTAGATGCTTATTACATATGTAAGATGGGACACGAAAAATGCTTGACAAACGTGAAAATATAGAGTAGTATCAAAGTCTTAATAGAAAATATATCATAAAGGATGTCTTGCATGGAAATTAAACGTAAAAGTGTGATTACTGGTGTTGAACGTGTTGTTAATATTCCTGTAAATCCAGAGGATTTGATTTTGTGGGAAAATGGTGATGCTTCTATTGATGATGCAATGCCTTATTTGAACAATTCAGATCGTGAATTCATACTTTCTGGAATTACACAAGAAGAATGGAGAGCGGTATTCGCAGAAGAAATATATGATAGTTATATTTAATGGACCACCAGGAACAGGCAAAGATGAATGTTGTCTGTTCCTAGAAAAAAAAGGGTTTGGACACCTAAGTTTTAAAAAATTGTTGTTACAAGAAACATGCAAATATTTTGGTGTCGGTATAGATTGGTTTATGTCAGGTTATGACGATAGATCAAAAAAAGAAGCATCTTCTTCGTATTTGCAAGGATTTAGTAGAAGGGAAGCGATGATATATGTTTCTGAATGTATCATCAAACCAAAATATGGAAAAGATTTTTTTGGCAAAGAAGTGTCGAACAAAATAGAAAAAGGTAAAGACTATTGTTTCAGTGATGGTGGTTTTAAAGAGGAACTTGAACCGATTATAAATAAAGTTGGGACCAATGATATATCCTTGGTTCAATTGACAAGAGAAGGGTGTGATTTTTCTTCCGATTCAAGAAGATATTTAAATGGAACTCTTGTTAATGAATATATAATCAAAAAAGAAACTCCTATAATAAAATCACACATACTTCCAGACAACTTTTCAATAAGAATATATCGTATACAAAATAACGGTAATGTAAAGGACTTACATGGAACAATCGAAAAAATTTGCCGACAAGAAAAAGAAAATACAGGCAAACAAGCGTAAGGTTTTTTTAGAAAATCCATACGACTTAGAAACTTTTTTTGAATCTCTCAGTATTGCATCAGATAATGGTAAAGAATTAATATTCATAGATAGGTTCATTGCAACAGTGAGACTTGATCCAGAAGGAGAAGTGTCGGATATTCTATATAAAATACTTAGCGATTTAGAACTAATGAAAACATAAACAATTTAATTATGAAAGAAGGAGAACTACACTATGGGTAAAAAAGCATCTGGTAAGCACTACGTTTCAAAAGGTGAGCGCAAATCTTCAATCACAACTCGCACAAATGATCCGGCACAGAAAGTCATTGACCAACAAAATGCTTGGGCGAAGGGGCAAAACCCTTGGATCACAATTCCGAATCCAAACAAAAATGAAACCAATAAGCGTTTTATTCGTGTAAAGGCAAATGATCTTTACGGATCACCAAAACAAAGAGCAAAGCAACAATACGTGATTTCATGAGTTGTATCTACAAAGGTGAAGTAGTAGAAACTGCATTATCTAAAAACGCAAAAGGCGGCACGGAAATGATGCGTGACCGCCTTTTGCGTAATTTGCCTAATGACCTGCTACAAAATTATGCTATACATCTTTCGCGCCCAAGAGAAATATACAGTGATGTGAAAAATATTCTCTGGTGTCATGATCTTGCAGAAGACCCTGAAAACAAAATTCTACAAGATGGTGGATGGAAAAAATTTGACTTTTTCGTGTTTGTTTCACAATGGCAACGCGACAGTTATATTAATATGTTCAGCATACCATATGACAAGTCTTTAATCATACCAAATGCAGTTGAAGTTGAACACAAACAAAGACAAAAAGATAACACAACAATCAAATTTATATACCACACAACCCCTCATAGGGGATTAGGTTTGGCGTATACTGTATTTGATGCACTGTCTAAACAATATGAAAATATAGAATTTGATGTTTTTTCGTCCTTTGCGGTATATGGTTGGCAAAGCAGAGATGCTAAATTTGAACCATTATTCGACAAACTTAGAGAACATCCAAAAATAAATTATCATGGCGCAAAGGATAATGGGACGGTTCTAGGGTATCTAGAAAAATCTCATGTATTTCTGTATCCAAGAATTTGGAAGGAAACCTCTTGTATTGCAATGATTGAGGCATTGCGATCTTCATGTGTAGTTATAAATCCAAACTACGGCGCATTAAATGAGACTTCTGAAAATATGTCTATATCATATGATTTCACAGAAGATATGAATAAACATGCTCAAAAGTGCTATGGTATTACAAGATGGTTGCTTTCACAAGAGCAAAGGCAACAAGGTTTCATAAATAATATTGGTAATAGAGAAAATCAGTCTTTATCAAAAAACAACATCAGTTCCTTTTCTAAAAAATGGACAAATTTGCTTGAAACCTTGAAAAATTCTTAGAATAAGATGCTGATATAAAAAGAAGACTTGACAAATGCTAATTGATGATATAGAGTATATCAATTAAGCAAGTTAAATAAAGGATGAATAAAAATGGCAGTATTAGTTGATTATAACCAAGTTATGTTAGCATCACTGTTTGCGTCAATAGGAAATCACCACAACGCAGACATCAGCGAAGACATGATACGACATATGTTTTTAAATTCGCTAAGAGCATCTAGGAAAAAATTTCACAAAGAGTACGGAGAATTGGTAATTTGTGCGGATGGTAAAAATTCGTGGCGTAAAAATATATTCCCATACTACAAAGCAAATCGCAAAAAAACTAGAGAAGAATCAGAACTTGATTGGAACGAATTGTTCCGTATTATGTCAAGTATACGCGAAGAATTAGACGAAAATTTTCCATACAAAGTAATACATTTTGATTCAGTAGAAGCAGATGATGTTATAGGTAGCATAGTTCATGAAAATGGAACTATATTAGAAAACAATTCAGAAAAATTCTTAATTTTGTCTGGCGACAAAGATTTTGTTCAGTTGCACAAATATAGTAATGTATATCAGTATGATCCAGTAAGAAAAAAATGGATTACTAATTCAAATCCAGAACAATATCTGAAAGAACATATACTAAAAGGTGATTCTGGTGATGGCATACCAAATATCATATCAGATGATAATTGCCTTGTGATTGGGAAACGCCAAAAACCTATGACTGCAAAAAGAATGAGTGTTTTCCTAGAAAGTATTGAAAACATGAGTGACGTGGAAAAAAAGAAATATGAGAGAAACAAAATACTCATTGACCTAAATAGTATTCCAGAGATGTATAAAGAAAAAGTCATTGAAAAATACAACATACCCAAAGTTAATATGGGTAATAAAATTTTGGAATATTTCATGGACAAAGGTCTAAAAAATCTAATGAGTGATATAGGAGATTTCTACTAAATGCGTTTATCAATAGCAGAAGTTGTCAAAAAGGCAATTGATACAAGTAAAAGAGAAGATAAAATAAAATGGTTGCGAGATAATGATGATGCATCATTACGAACTGTATTGAAAATCATGTATGATAAGAATATAGAAGTGTTGCTACCAGCCAGTGAACCGCCATATAAACCAAGTGATCTTGTGGGCGTTGAAGGAATGTTGTATAAAGAGGCAAGGCGTTTGCGAATCTTCGTTAAAGGTGGTGGGTACGATAACCTTAACCAAGTAAAGCGCGAACAATTGTTTATCAGTTTGTTGGAAGATGTTGATAAAGATGATGCAAAACTTTTAGTACAAATGATAAAACAAAAACCCTTGACAGGTCTTCCGGTTGGTGTTATACAAGAAGCGTTCCCTGAGTTAATATAAAGAAAAAGGAAAAGATACTATGGCAAAGTCGTTCAAAAAGTTCCGTGATGAATGGGATGATGATGAATGGGGCAGTAATGACGAATTTCGCAGCAAAGACAGAAGTCTTGAAAATCGTCGCAGCAAACGCCGTAAAAAAGTAAAAGATCGTTTCAGCGATCTTGAAAATAATGACGAAGAATAATGAGTGGGGTTAATTCCACTCAACAATGAAAAGGATATATAATGGATACACCTCAAATTTTTCTTGATTTGGATGGTGTCATGGCAGATTTTGAAGGACATTTTCTAAAACAGTTTGGTGTTCCTCATGATAGTTTTAATGATGCAGAAATGTGGAAAAAAATTAATAGTGTCCAACACTACTTCCTAGACATGGAGGTTATGGAAGGTGCTTATGAATTTTTTAATTACCTAGAGCAATTCAACCCAATTATTCTTACTGCATGTCCACGTAGTAACTATCAAGCAGCGGCAATTCAAAAGCGGCAATGGGTTCGTAAAAACCTTTCGCAAGATATTATGATTTTGCCTATTCTTGGCGGTAAAAACAAAGCGATGTTCATTCATCAAGAAGGTGACATTCTTATTGATGATATGGCAAAAAATTGCAATTCTTGGACTGAACATGGTGGTTATGCTATTATGCATACTGACTTCGAAAACACTAAAAACCAATTAAAAAAGGCGTTGGGTAATGTTTGATAATGTAATTTTGGTTGATTATGATGGTGTATGTGCGTATTGGGAGCATTCATTTGATATGTGGATGCGTTTTAATGGATACACATCTACACCAAATGGAAAATACGAAATACACGAAAAGTATGGTATTGACTTTGAAAAAGGTGAAATGCTTGTTAAGATGTTTAATGAAAGTGCCACTATTGGCAAACTCCCACCACTAAGGGGGTCTATCAAATACATCAAAAAACTGCATGAAGAACATGGTTACGTGTTTCATTGTATTTCTGCTATACCAAATGATCAAAATATTTTCGATCTTCGCAAACAAAATATTGAAAATCTTTTTGGTAAGACTGCATTTGAGCGTATTGTTCTCACCGACACATCAGACAACAAAAAAGAAGTTCTTGAATTTTACAAGGACAGTGGATGTTTTTGGATTGAAGATGTTACAAAAAATGCAGAATTTGGTATTGAATATGGTCTAGAACCAATACTAGTCAAACATCACTATAATGAAAATTATACAAACCCATACGGTATGAAAATTGTGAATAATTGGAAAGAAATTTACGATTATATCATTGGGGAAAACATTTGATCTTATAAATAACATTGTAGATCATAATAATGATACGTGTCAAAGGCGATCTACAATAGGTCGCCTTTTTTGTAATAAGGAGATAGAATGCCAGTATATAGTTTTCGTAATATCGAAACAGATGAAGTCTTTGAAGAGACTATGAAGATTGCTGAATTAGAGGTATATCTCAAAGAAAATCCAAGTATAAAACAGATTTTTACAAAGTTTCCTGGTGTGGTCGATTCTGTTAGAATTGGCATAAGAAAACCAGATAGGTCTTTCAATGATGTTCTATTGAAAGCAAAAAATGCTCACAAATATTCCAACATAAACACAAGATAAAGGAGGTTGTTACTGTATCTAAATTTTGAATATTTATATTGGTGAATTCAAAATTTTTTTGTTATGCCAACACTAAGAGTAGAATGATATCATTCTCACAGGAGGTCTTCATGGCAAAACAGCGCCTTAATAGAAAAAAGCGTACACAAGTCGAAAGAGAAACAGATTACGTTGTAAACAACAAATTTACAATGAAACGTGTCCAACCTATGACAGAAACCCAACATACATTGTTTGACAGTTATGATAATGGCAAAAATATTGCTGCAATCGGAAGTGCTGGTACGGGTAAGACATATGTATCTCTTTATATGGCATTAGAAGAATTGATGGATCAAAATGATTATGAAAAGATTGTTATCGTAAGATCAGCAGTCCAATAAAGAGAACAGGGTTTCATGCCTGGTTCATTGAATGAAAAAATGAGTTATTATGAAGCGCCATATACTGATATTGTCAACGATTTGTTTGGAAGGGGCGATGCGTATTCTATCTTAAAACAAAAGAAAATGATAGAATTTATGTCAACTTCATTTATTAGAGGTCTCACATTTGATAACGCAATTATCATTCTTGATGAAGTCCAGAACTGCAACTTTGGTGAAATAGATACAGTAATGACACGTGTAGGAGAAAATTCAAAAATCATTCTTTGTGGTGATGTAAAACAAGACGATCTTAAATCTTCAAGAAACAGACAAGACAATTCTGGTCTTCGTGATTTTATAAGAATAATCAATAAAATGCCTTCTTTTGATGTTATCGAATTTGGCACAGATGACATTATAAGATCAGGTTTAGTTCGTGAATACATTATAACAAAAGAAAGAGAATTAGAAGCAGCATAACACGAAAGGTATTTAAATGACATCCATTGCATTTGCTTTAGGTTTCAGTGATATTTCATGCACAGATGGGGTTAAAGGTTCACTATGCGCCCCAATACCTTATTGGAAATGGAATTCACCAAGCACACAAGTCACATCTGCTACAACAAATACAAAAGTATTTGTAGAGGGTAAACTTGTGGCAGTCGAAGGTGATGCAATGGTTTCACATCCAAATGGTGATCCTTGTGTTCCGGCACCAGTATTACATGCACCTACTACTTCTTTATGTGCAGCAAATGTATATATAGGTGGAAAACGTGCTGTAAGAATAGGAAGTAAATTTAATACTGGAACTGGTTTTGATCATGAAGTTAAAACTGGTTCGTCAAAAGTAATGATTGGGGGTCCAAGTATAGAAGTATGAAAAAATTCAAAGATTACACAAAAAAAAGAAAATATGTCTCAGTAAACTACGATAAACAATCTCAAAAAATGCTAAGAGATTGGTGTGAATATAATGGGTTTGACCTTACCGTTTCTTATAATGGAAGTGAACAAAAAGCAGAAGATTTTGACTTTCATACGACAATATTTTATAGTACAAATGAAGTAAATTTAAAAAACCAAACAATATCAGAGTCACCAACAGAAGTATACATAACTGGAATTAAGTTTTTAGGTGAAAATAAGGATATTCCAGTATTTACGATTTCTTCATCTGGACTGAATGGCATACGTGAATATTATGAAAGTTTGGGTCTTGAAGATGCGTGGGATGAATATATTCCACATATATCTCTATCATATGCAAAAAAATCAGTAGACCCAAATACTATAAAACTTCCCACATTTAGACCAAAATTTAATAAAATAGTGGTCAGTGATATAGAAGATTATGATTGACATTATAAAAATTTTGTGATATCATTAAAATTGAAAATTTAAATGGAGTTTATGCATATGAGCAAACAAAAAATTATTAATAGAATTGAACGTGTGGCATCCATAATTGAAATGGATAGTAAAAATATAGATAATATTGAAAAAGAAAAAGAAATAAAAGCATTATTAAAACTTCTGGAAAATAATAATGAATAATCGTTTTTGTATTATTTGTAAAGAACGTGGTGTTTTTTTAGGAACCTATGATAATTATGGTTTTTTTAGTAAATTGTATGATTTTGGTCTATATAAAGCACCCACATTCAAGGATTCAATAGAAGCAAAATTGTACGCAGATAAATTCCTAAAACAAGATGAAGAAGATTTTGAATTCATTATTGGTGAGTTGAAGACACAAGAAAAGTATGTTTCATGTGTTAATCTTATTAAAGAGGGTTATGGCGAACATACAGGTCAAATGATGGATAATCTTCCAGAGTATTCTAACGCAATCCACTAATGACAAACTACAATATTCCTAAAGAACTACCATGTTGCGGCGTGGCAGTTCTTTGTTACATTTTAGACAGAAATTTCAAATCAGTGTTTATTGAAATTAGAGATTTTTTCCACAAAAATGATGCTTGGTATGGCGGCATGTCGTTATCAGAACTTCTATTAGTGCTTATAGACAATGATTACGATTTTGAAGAATATGATAGTGATCAAACATTAGTAGAGTTTTGCGAAAAAAACCAAGATGTGCGCATTGTCAACACAGAAGGTCATTTTCAAATAGTCAAAGGCACCAAAATTTTTGACCAAAAAGGTTGGTATGACATTAGTCACGCAGAAAACAAAAAAATAGTAAAAATCATAAAAAACATTTCAAAACATAGTTGACAACCACATGAACATACCTTATATTGATCTTGTAAGACAGAGAAAGAAAGGTGCTTCATATGGCATACATCTCCCAAGAAACCAAGAAAAAACTTGCTCCTGCTATTAAAGCAGTTATGAAAAAATATGGTGTCAAAGGCACTATTGCCATTCAAAATCATAGCACTCTTGTTGTTAATATCAAAGAAGGTTCGCTTGATTTCGGTGTCGCAGAACGCGGATATGTCCAAATCCACCATGCAAACGGCAGCAATTTTAGCGGTAAAGCGAAAGAATTTGTCAACAAAATTTTCTCTGCAATGATGGGTGATGTGTGGTATGATAACAGTGACTCTATGACTGATTATTTCGATACCGCATATTACATGCGTGTCAATGTCGGTGATTACGGAAAAAATTACAAACTTGTTGATTAAGTGTTGACAAACACATAATCATAATGTAAATTTCCAATATACAAAATCAAAAAGGAGTTTTAAAATGGCGCATGAACTAGAAATAATTGATGGTCAAGCACAAATGGCATATCGCCTTTCTAATGGTGTACCTTGGCATGGACTTGGGGTTCCTGTAGAAGATGATATGACACCACAAGAAATCATGCAAGCAGCAGGTCTTGATTGGACAGTCACAAAAGTTCCAACTTTTGCAGAAATGGAAATCAATGGTGAAATTAAACGTCTGAAAACTGGTCAAGATGCGCTTGTGCGTGAAACAGATGGTCGCGTATTGACACAAGTTGGAAAAGGATGGAATCCTGTTCAGAACAAAGACGCATTTGACTTTTTCACCGATTTTGTTTCCAAAGGCGATATGGTCATGGACACTGCGGGTTCTCTAAAAGATGGACAAATGGTATGGGCACTTGCTGATTTGAAAGATGGTTTTTCACTTTTTAATGGTGATGAAGTTAACGGATATCTTCTTTTTTCAAACCCCCACGTATATGGTAAATCCATTGATGTTCGCTTTGTTGCTACACGTGTAGTATGTAACAACACGCTAACAGTAGCACTAGGTGAAAAAAGTCAAGCAGGGGTTCGTGTCAATCACCGTTCACAATTTGATGCAGAAAAAGTCAAAGAAATTCTTGGTTTGTCACATGGGAAAATGGAAGAATTCAAAGAAGCAGCAGAATTTCTTGGTTCTAAAAATTATAATGTTATTGACATGCGGAAGTATTTCAAAAAAGTATTTGGTGAAAGCACAAAAGAAAATAAAGACTTGTCACCAACTGCGGAAAAGGCAATTGAAGTTGTTGAAACGCAACCAGGTGCCGAATTTGCAAAAGGTTCATATTGGCAACTTTTCAATGCTGTCACCTATATGTGCGATCACCAACTTGGACGTACTAACGATAGTCGAATGAATAGTTCTTGGTATGGTCCAAACCGTGATAGGAAAATTGTTGCTCTTAATGAAGCAATTAAAATGGCAGAAGCGGCATAAGTCGCTTCTCAATAATACAAGGATAAAAAATGAAAGATGTTAACCTACTAATATACGCTGCAATTAATGGAGTTGCAGTAATGATGGCAAGTTACGGTATCGTATATGGATTATATGTGGTAATGGCACTTCTTTCTATTTCAACATTCAACATTGTTGTTGGCAGTGCAGCGGCACTAAATTTTATTGTTGATCTAGAAGAAATAAAAAATCAATATGATATGATGGAAAAACCATCACTGTCTATTATATTCATGGTTCAAATTCTTTATATTGTTAGCATTATTACCATGTATAAGTTTGGGTTTGTTCTAATTTCAGGTATTTTTATTCCTGTTATTGCTATTGGAATAGTAGGTACTATCCTGAAAGCAATGCAGAATAGTGAAAAAAGTGAGAAAAATTAATGGAAGTTCTATATATTTTAATGCGCAATGATTTGGATTCTATGAATTCGGGAAAGGCAATTGCACAAGGTTCACATGCATCAAATGCGTTCATTGACCATTTTTTGACTTATGCAAGCGAAACAGCAGAACCTGATATCGACATTATAAATGCTGGCAATGTCTGGCAATTACAGACCAAACAAGGTTTTGGAACTGTTCTTGTACTTGAAGCAGATATGAAAGAAATCCAAAAAACTGTTGACATTGCACAAAAAATGGGATACATTTCTGGAATAGTTCATGATCCAACATATCCAATTGTTGATGGTAAGGTAGTCCATTATTTGCCACTCGATACCTGTGCATATGTTTTTGTACCAGATAAATCAAATGACGATATGGCAAGTTTTATTTTGGGTAAATATCCACTTCATAGGTGATATATGAAAGAAGAATACGAAATCACAGATTATAATTACATAACCAGTTCATTGGGCAATGCGTTTTTTAGTGAAGTGTCATTTTCAGAAATTTGGGATTGTGTAAGTATATCTAATAATCGTGAAGAATTAGATGCAGCAGTATCTGCAACTATTAGACTAAAAGAATTACAATCAAAAGGAGAAAAAAGATGAATGATGAAGAAAATACAAGCGAAACCTACCGTGTAACAGCAGATGAACTTCGTTCCTTTATTGAACGTTATGAACGTCTTGATGCTGAAAAGAAAGACATCGCAGACCAACAAAAAGAAGTTATGGCAGAAGCAAAAGGACGTGGTTATGATACGAAAGTAATACGTAAAGTTGTCCGCCTTCGTAAGCGTCATCGTGATGATATTGAAGAAGAAGAAGCAATCACACAAATGTATATGGAAGCACTCGGAATGTGATTATTGGGTGGCAAAATTGCCACCCTTTTATTATAGGAAAATGAAATGATAACAGCAAATATTAAAGTAGATGTGTCTGTTTTTCTTGATACTGATGGGATAGAAGTATATATTGGAGATGATGAAACGCCACTACAGACAATTTCTCTTGAAAGCATGTTGAACGAATTTATAGAATTACGTTCTGTTGGGAATAAAATTTGTGAAGTAGAAGATGTCGAATATGTTCGTGATAGTTTGGCGCGTTGTGTGTACATATTAAATAGTCTATTGGAAGAATAGTATGGGAAAACGAAGCGATTACATAAGACGCGAAAGAGATTTTTATAGCACGCCATTAGAAGCAGTGAAACCGCTTATACCACACTTACCAGAAGATTTTGTCTATGCAGAACCATGTGCTGGTGATTGTAGATTGGCAATACATCTTGATTATTTGACAAATTCTAGTTGCATTGCTTCTATACTTTCAGATATAGAACCACAAGATGATGGTGTAGAAACTATTGATGCGTTAGATTTGGTAGTTCCACATAACACTGAATTCATTATAACAAATCCTCCTTGGAATCGTAAAATATTACATCCAATGATAGAACATTTTAGACAACAAAGACAGACTTGGTTATTGTTTGATGCCGATTGGATGCACACAAAACAGTCAATCCAATATATGGAATATTGTCATAAAATAGTGTCTGTAGGTAGAGTGAAGTGGATAGAAGATAGTAAATCGACAGGAAAAGATAACTGTGTATGGTATCTGTTTGACAAGAACCCATGTGAAAAAACAATTTTTGTAGGGAGAACGTAGTATGTTTAATTTTTTTAAAAAAGCAAATGAAACAATTAAAAAAGGTAACGCATATCGACTAGAGAAATATGGTCCACTCGAAACTTTTGCACAGAGTCAAGAAAAGGCAAAGGCAATAAGACAAAAATATAAAAATGATTGTCTTCCAAAATGCCGCCCATTTTTCGAAAGTCATCATGACATGATGCACATTGAAGTTTTTAAAGCAAAATTCAATTATTGGGATGAATGGACAGGTGGTAGATTTGCAAGACGGGAAAATCCATATATAGAAATGCCACAATCAGAATGGTCAAGAAATTTTAGTGGTAATAAACCTGAAATTGAATTGAATTCTGTGTGTCGTAGTAATCCTGTAACAGGGTATTAGGAAGCAATATGATAAATTAGTTGACATATAATACATATTTTGATAAGTTTATTGTATGAAGGAGAATTAAAATGTTGACACGAATCATTGGTGATATTCACGGTAATTGGAATGATTACCAAATAATTACAGAAAATATTAAACACAATTCCATCCAAGTTGGTGATTTTGGGATTGGGTTTAGTGGTACATATTGGCATGATCGTGTTAATAATTTTCATTCTTCTGGGCAGCATAGGTTCATTAGAGGAAATCATGACAACCCGTCAAAATGTAAACAAGACATGGTTGGGTATATTCCAGATGGAACTATCGAAAATGATGTAATGTATGTTGGCGGTGCATGGTCTATTGATAGAGGTATCAGAAAAGAAAATGTTAATTGGTGGGCAGATGAAGAACTTTCATATACAGAACTTGATAAAATTATTGAAATATATTCTATTATGAAACCAAGAGTCATGATCACACATGATTGTCCACTGTCTGTCTCTAATGAGATGTTTGTCAAGAAAGGCAAAACTTTTTCTGGTAGGCAATATGCTACAAGGACAGGGCAAGCACTTCAAGTGATGTTTGAAATTCATCAACCAGAATTGCATTTTTTCGGTCATTGGCACGATACACAAATTATGAAAATGGAAGGAACCACATTCCAATGCATTGGAATTAGTGATTTCGTAGATGTGGAGATTTAAAATGGAATTTGATGAATTTTATAAAATGATTCAAGAAAACATAGAAAAAGAATTTTCTGATAATGATCTAGAAAAATTCAAGCGTTGGTTGAAAGTATCATATCATTATGGACAAGATGATGGTGTTATGGAAGCAGCAAGTGATGTGAAATCAATAATTTCTGCGTATTTACAGATAAAATCTCTCGACACACCAGAGAAAAATGCACAGCGTGAAAAACGATTTGACGAAATGTGGAATGTAATGTTAAATGATCCAAATCCAGAAGGAGATATAACGGTTGGGATCAAAAAAGGTACATTGAAAATCATTGGTTCTGGTAGTAAAGGGTATTCTACATTTGAAAAAGAATTTCCTGAAAAATGGGCAGCAAATAAAAAAATGCCATTGACACGCGATCAACAAATTGATATGATGCTTAATAGTAAACAAAGACATGAAAAAGCAGTAGAACGAATTATGAAAGATACTGCTTCTTTCGCAAATAAAATTATGAAGGATATTGATAATGAGTGTGGTTGAAAAACTTAAAAATGAGTCTATGAAAATTCGTAGGGACCGTGGAAAACTTGCATCATTTTCTGTTTACGTTCTTAGTGAAATTGAGAATGTCGGAAAAAATGCTGGAAACCGTGAAACCACAGAAGATGAAGCAATTTCAGTTATCAAAAAATTGATTGATAAAAACAAAAGTGTAATTTCAGTTATAAAAGATGAAAACAAAATCGCAGTTCTGCAATCTGAAATCTCTCTGTTAGAGAGTGTTCTACCAGAACTCACATCAGAAGATGATGTTCGTATATATCTTTTACATGAATTTGGTCAAGAAAAACCATCAAATAAAGGTGTAGCGATGAAAGCACTTAAAACCAAATTTGGTTCTTTGATTGATATGAAAATTGCAGGTGCAATTGTTACAGAAATGTATGGGGTATAACAACATGCTATGTTTTTCAACTGATATAGAAGAAATTAAAAATGTCATGCAAGCAGATGCACCAAGACTTATCAAAGATGCTTTGGCAGAAATGTATCCTAATTGCCGCATAAACGAAAGTAATCGTGTATATGCAGCGTATGACAACTATAAATGTCCTTTTTTGGGTTGGTTATATGATAAAGACCAAGAGATGACTTTCAGTTTAATTTCAGATCAAATGATTTTAAAAAACGGTTCTCTAGAAAACGCTCTTTGGGTATATTATAATGGAGAAATATATTCTATCGAAGGAACTACCGAACAGATACTTGATGGTAAAAAAGTAGCAAAAAAACAAGAAATGGAATTTGACATTTCAGGAAAATATATCGGTGAAGTTGGAAATAGAGAAAATCTTGTATTGCGGTATTTTGGTTCTCATTCTACGAATGAGTGGGTTGGTAATAATTATGCAAAAAGAAATTATACTTACTTTAGAGATGAAAATGGAAATCTTGTAATAAATAAAGGAACCAAAAGATTTAATCTTAGGATTGGTGATATTATAGAATTCAAAGCAACTATAACTGCACATGGATATGTTGCAAATTCGGAAGGATTAAAAGCAACTTACATAAATTTTCCTTACGTAAAGAAAAAACAAACAAATGAAAAAATGTATGGAGTATAAAATGAACGCATTTAAGGTAAATAGAAATTCTTGGCACTATAAAATGAATGTTGCTACGCTAGAAAGTCAACATTTTTCTGCACATGAAATTCAAAACACTATGAGATTCAAAGCAAATTTTTGCGCATATTGGCGAATGAGTATGATCAATATGCTACAAATTGGTTTTTTTGTTGCGATTATTGTTGGTGTTATTGGTGCAATTCTTTATGGAATTTTCTCACTTGGTGTTGCCGCTTATGCTAATATTTCTGTTCTGTATACTGCAATTGCTGTTATTGCTTTCTTTGCAACTTTTTTTAGTGTTCTTATGTTTTTCTTTAAATTATCAGGAAAGAAAAAAGAAAAGGAGCGTAAAATTGCACGTGGTGAATACATCGAACCAGAGCATGGTTTGTTTAAAACAAAATATATTTCATGGAAGAAGAAGATTTGTCCACCAGTTGCATATGAATAAAAAGGCATGTGTTAATTGAGTCACCAAAAACCTATACCAAAAAAAGATGAAATAGAAGCACTTTATTTTAAGGAAGGTGGGACTATTTCATCTTTATCTAGGCATTACAAAACATCGAATCCAACCGTTAGAAAATGGTTGGATTTTTATGGCATAAAAAAGAAATCACAACAGCAAGCATCTAGTGAGGCAAATAATAGGCATAAATTCATGTCTATGCCAAATAAACTAGAACTTGCAGAAATGTATTCTGGAAATTCCATAAAAGCGTTAGAAAAATATTATTCAGTGAGTCAAAAAACAATTTACGAATGGTTAGAAAATTACGATATAGAATTGAAGGATTTATCAGAAGCATGTAGAGACGGTAAGAATAAACAATTTGAACACATGCAGTTTGACAAAGAATTTTTAGAGAAAAAATATGACAGAAAAAAACCTCTAACAATACTAGCAGATGATTTGGGGGTTTCTTACTCATACCTTAAAAAATTGTTCAAGAAATATGATATGCAAGTAGAAGTACCTTGGAGAAGCAAAGCAGAGATAGAATTGTTTGAGTATTGCGAAAGAACGTATGGCGAATATGATTGGATACATAATACCAAAGAAATAATAACACCATTCGAATTGGACATTTACAACAAAAAAAATAGTCTTGCGATAGAGTATTGTGGTAATGTTTGGCATTCTGAAAACTTCGGCAAAAAGAAAAGTAATTACCATCAAAAAAAATTCATAATGTGTGAAGAAGTTGGTGTCAAACTAATAACTATTTTTGAGAGTGATGATACTGAAAAAGTAAAAAAACTTTTAAATACCATCCATGGAAAAAACAAAAGAGTGTATGCCAGAAAAACAGAAGTAAAACGTATAACAGTTGAAGAATCTAGAAAATTTCATAATGAGCATCACATGCATGGGTTTATACCTGCAAGATATCATTATGGTCTTTTCAATCAAGGAGAACTTGTTATGGCATGTTCGTTTGGAAAGTCAAGATATAACAAAAAATATGAATATGAGTGTGCAAGAATGTCATCACATTCTGATTTTACTGTTGTTGGCGGCGCATCTAAATTGTTCAGCAATTTCATAAAAATAGAAAATCCAAATAGTATTATAACATATGCAGACTTGCGTTTCGGTGATGGTAAAGTTTATGAGCATTGTGGATTTTCGTTTTCTGGATTAACACCACCAAATTATTGGTATTTTAACAAAAGAAATCCAAGAACGTTGTTTTCAAGAGTTGCTTTCCAAAAACACAAATTAAAAACCAAACTTGAATATTTTGATGAAGCAAAAACAGAGTATGAAAATATGTTGGAAAATGGATGGGACAGAATATGGGATTGTGGTTCTGCGATATACACATGGACAAAAAAAGAGGGGCAATAAATGCCCCTCTTAGTTGATCTGGTTGGTTCCAGATTTTTTTATTACATTAGGTTGGTTACGCGAACACGTCTGTAGTAAACGTTGCTGTTTGCTTCCAATGCGCCAGAACCTTGTGCAGCACCTTTTGCAAATGGGTTAGAAACCATGCCGTAGCGAGTTTTGAACCCGATTTTTGGTTGGAAGGAGTTCTCACCAACCGCACGAACCATCTGTAGCGGCACGTATGGGCAGTAGAAAATACCAGCATCGAATGCGCTTGAACCTTTATAACCAACAACTAGGTAGTTATTACCTGCATATGGGTCAATGTAAACACGGAAGCGACCGTTTAGGATACCTGCAAAGGTGTTGCCTGTGTCGTCAATGTTTAGGTTGTTGCTATTCAAAGCAGGGGTGTAATCTAGAACACCTGCCATTTGTAGTGCGGATGCAACGTCTGAGGAACAAACGATGATGTTACCTTTACCACGGCGGGTTGCTTTTGCGATTGCGTTTGCTTCTTGTTCAATTTGGAACATAAGACCTTTGAACTTTTCAACACTCCAACGACCGTTTGCGTCAACGTCAAGGTCAAACACACCAGCGTTTGCAGTTGCGACCGCACCAGTAACAGCATTGCTGTAGATTGTACGGATAACTTCGCGGTTAATCTCTACAAGAATTTCACTTGACAAGATGTTTGCCAATTCAGTTTCTGCGTCTAGACCGTGAACAGCACGAAGGTCTTGTGCAAGTTCAGTGGTGTATTCTGCTTTCAACGCACGTGATTTTGCTTCTACTGCAACTTTTTCAATTGAGAATGCCATTTCTGCAAATGCATCACCAGTTGAACCTAGTGCTTCGGCAGCAGCATTGGACATGCCAGTACCTGTGTCGAATAGTGAAGTGTTAGCAGCATCTGCGGTAATTGGTGAACCCAAGTGAGTACCAGTACCAGAGAATGATGTGTTTGCTTCTGTGTAGAATGCTTCGTCACCAGACTGTGATGCATACTTTGAACGCATTGCGAAGATTAGTCCAGTTGGTCCAGTCATTGGTTGAACACCAGCAATGTCATATGCAACTAGGTTTGGCATGGAACGGCGAACTAGTGAAATTAGAACAGGGTCATAACCTGCTACTGGACCAGTTGCAGTTGCTGAACCACCAAAACCACCAGTACCAGCAGCGTTAGAAGGTGTTTCCATCAACAAGGAAGATGCTGACAAGGATGTGCCTTCTTTAAGCGCCTTTTCAGTATTTTCCAAAATAGTTGCGGTAACTGATTTTTTGTGTGAGTTTTCAATTGGCGCAAAACTATCATGCTCCAAAAGTGGACCCCACTTATTAATTATCTGATCGTTAGATAGATTCATTTGTGTCTCTCCTTGTGTTATTGTTGTTTTTATTAATTATATTTATAAAAACTTAGTTTTCTCTATTATTTCTTGTTTTTTGCGTTGATTGCAGCGACGATTGCATTAACTGAATCATATTCAGAAACACGTTGCTTGAAGTTAGTATCCTCCGTTAGGATTTCTTCTTCTTCCGCAAATTCTTCTGAAATAACAGGTGTTTCTTTTTTGAAGAAAGATTCTTTCAATGTTTCAAGATCGTTTTTGAAAGCATCAATATCATCATTGTCTAGTTTTTCAGAAAGAATTTTCATTCTTTCTTTTTGTGATGTTGTCAAATCTTCACAAACAGCGTTGAATACTTTTTCTGCTTTTAATGCAGCAATTTCTTCACTCAATTCGATGTTTTTGTGCATCAAGGTGTTTTGTGACTGATTTGATTCGGAAAGTTTTCCTTCCAATTCATTAACAACATCAACAGTTTCTTCGTCAATTTCAATTCTATGCTCACTGAATAGAGACATTAGACCTTCCATGAAAGATTCTGCCATTTCGACTTTAACGCCGGATTCAATAGCAACTTCATTTTCTTCCATCCATTCAGCAACAATGTAATCTAGATAAGCATCTAGATTTTCAATTATTGCATCCATTGACTCTGTAACAGATTCATTTAGGTTTGTTTCGAATTCTTCTTCAAGTGATTCTGCAATTTTAATCGCTTTTGCTCTTGCCGCTTCATTCACTGCCGCTTCAAACACAAGTTGTGCTTTTTCTTTGAAGTCTTCTGAAAGGTCAGTTCCTTCAAACAAATCTGCAAATGATTCAGAAACTTCTTCGATAGAATCTTCTTCTTCATCTGCTTCTTCTTCATCTGCTTCTTCTTTAACTGTGTCTGCTTTTGCATCTACAGTTTTGTTAACGTCTGCTTTACGCTTTTTAATTGCTCCACCAGCAGGTGTAACTACATCAGCGGTATCATAGATGGTATCATCATCTACTATATCAGTAACCGCCTTTAAGTCTTTTCCATTTGCCATGTTGTTTCTCCTTTTTATTGGATTATTACTTTACATAATCTTATTTATAATAGTTAGTTTTTCTCTTAACGCAGAGATTGAATATACGCTTCAAAAATTCTTAATGCTTTTCTTTCATCAATTTTTTTGACCGTTGTTTTATATTCTTTCTTTACTTCCTTGATAGTTTCTGCTATCTGTTCCGCAACTCTCCAATTACCAGCATTATCTAGGTAATAATCGGTATTTTCCATAATACCATTGACGAAACAATCTGGTCCAGATGGGTCAGTGACAACATCAACAGTTGCCAAATGGAAATCATTTTGAACTTCCATGATACCAGTTTTGGTTTGCTTCACTGATCCTAGACCACGTGTTGAAACGCCAACTTTAACACCTTCATCAATGAAGGTCTTTACAATTTCGCCCATTGGTGTAGAAAGAATTTTTGCTTTACCATAAAAATTAGAACCATCACGCTTCATTTCTGTTATCAAATGTGAAACACGATCACCATTAATTTGTGGTCCGTTTGGATGTCCCAATTCTCCTAATGCGCGCTTTGTAGATATAAAGTCTTTTTGATAACGTGCCATTTCTTTTTCAAGAATATCAGAAGGATATACTCTGCCATTACGATTTTTCAAATCGCCTTGCATGAAAATACCTTCGATAAAATAACTCTTTTTACCATCTTCATTTGCTTCTGTGATTACCTGACAATCTTCGTCATAGATTTCTGTGATTAATTTCATTTCCCTTAACCCCTTTTATTTTTATTTATAAAACTTAACTTTTGTATGCAACTGGTGTGCAATATACTGTTGTGTTTGCGGTTATTGTATCAAGAACTGCTTTTTCCACAACTTCAACCCCACCAGCGGGTATAGTAAATGAACCATAAATTTCTGAGGTTTCACCATTTGTCATTTGAATAAGAGTATTTGCAGATGCGTAAATTCTAACTAATTTTGAATCATTGACAGTAGATGCTGTGGTAACTTCCACTTCTGTTGATATCGGTTTGGTTATATTCATATTACATTGCCTCTCTTGCGAAACTCAAAATTTCATCAAAACCTTTTTTGTCTTTCATCATAGACATTTTCATCTTATTCGCGCTTGAAGAAGAAACGTTATCGAATAGTTTATTTAATGCAGAAACATCATCACCGGAAAGTGTAACTTCACTTTTATCTTTCAATTTCATGACTCTTGATTTGAACCCTTTTTCAAGGTCCAGTTCTTCTTTTTGCATTTTTTTCTTTTCGATTTCTTTGAAAAGAGACATGTTTTCAGAAGCACTTTCTTTCATTGCTTGTTTAGTAGCAGTCGCATACATAACTTCTTTCCACTTATCACCATAACGCTTTTCCATGTCTGCTTTATTTTTTTTCATGCCTTTGACGATTTCTTCACGGCGCTTCATTTGTGCGTCTGTCATTTCTTCTTCGTTTACTGCCATATCTTCGCCAGTGTCGTAATCAGCAATTCTTTTTGCTTTTTTCTTATCAGAAGTGTGCTGTCCTTCCTCAGAAGCAGGATGATCAAAAAATTCAATTTCATGCTTTAACTTGAAATTCAATTCATCTTCTGATTTTGGTTGCGCAACTTCCATCATCAATTGTGTGAAGGTTTTCATTTCGCGTGTCCTTTTATTTGTTTATCTGTTATATTTATACAATAATATTATTCGGTTTCTTTTTCAGGTTTGGGTTTCTCAGGAGGTTCTGGTGGAGTAGAAGGTTCTTTAGTGTCTTCTTCATCATCATTGTCGAAATTATCATTGCCACCATCACCAAAACCGTCATCTTCATTATAGAGACCTGCTTTTTTTTCAGCGGCAATTTGCTTATCCATTTCTCTGATTTCATCATCGCCCATTTGAAGAATTGTTCTTTTAACCCATTCCAAAGAGAAATATTTACCGACATATTCTTCTGTATCTCTAAGAGTTGAAAGTCTTTCTCTAAGAATTTCTGCTTCTTTTAATTCTTGAAAATAATTTTCTTGTATAAAGTCATAACGGATAGAATCTTGTATTTCTTTCCATTCACTTGGTGTTATTATACCTTTAAGGACAAGTTGTCTTTCTAAACATCTATCAAATAAAATAGAAAAGCGCACTCTCAATCTTTGAACAAATTTTGAAAATTTCAATTCTTCTCTTGTTATTTCAGAAGTCCTACCAAATGAATACATATTTTCTGGTTGAAGTCTTCCAATAGGAACATTCAATGATTTATACAATTTATTCAAAAAATATGTAAGATTTTCATTCTCTCCCAAACCCTGACCAGCAGGTAATGTGTCAATTTCTGTTGATCTGCTACCTTCACGTCTTGGAAACCAGTAATCTTCTGTCATTGTCATCATTTTTCTATCATCACGGATTTCTCCTGTAGATGGGTCATACACAACTTTATTCTTGTGTCTTGCCATCATATCATGTAGATATTGTTCTGCTTTTGCTTTCGGCAAATTACCAACATCAATATAAAAAACACGTCTTTCAGGCGCACGTGTCAATGTATAAATTATAGTTGCATCTTCTAGCATTCTTAATTGGTTTAGAGGTCTAATTGCTTTATGTAAATGTGACAATACAAGTGAATTGTTCTCATTCATCAAACCAGAGGTAACTCTGATAATAGAATCTTTTGCAATTCTAACACCACCAACAGTAGTGTTTCCATTCATTTCAGAACTATTTTTTGAAGTGTTACTACTTCCGAAACCGTTTTCAGAATACATATAGTATTCTTTTTTAATCTTTTTTTCCATAAAACCAGTATCTGAAACATTTTTAATAGGAACGATCTCAATTTCACGTATTAGTCTGATTTTTCTTGGGTCAATATAGCGTAATTCTACAATACCCCTTTTAATATTTTTTTCGTCTATCATAGCATGGTAGTTTAATCTACCATCAACATAAAATTTTGAAAAAATATCATAACCATTATTCGAAAAATCTAGAAGTTTTAAAACACCATCAAATTCTTCTCTGATTTTTTCTTTTACTGCATCTGATGATTTAACATCATCCAAAATTACTTCAACAACTCTTTCAAGAGGATCAATGGTTATTGCCTCATTGACAATTTCATCAATTGCTTGTTGCATCTCTGGATTTAATGCAATTTGCCTATATCGTGTGACAAGTTCTGCTTCTGTTTTTGCGGAACCCTCTATATCTAAAAGCATACCGTAAGAACCACCTAAAGCGGTTCCTACGTTTAATGCCCCATCATCATTTGTAGGTGCTGTGAAAGAAACGATATTATCGTTATTTTCGTCTTCGACACCTTCATTTTCTCTTTTTATTTCAAAACCAAAAAGTCTCAATTCTATCCATCCTTTATATGTTATTGGTTATTTAGTTGACAGAAGAACCTGTAACTCCACCATCAACAACCCACAAGTCATACTGGAAGGTTATATTAAATTCTTCAATAGAGTCTTGTGTTTCCCAATTCAAATCAATTGGGTCAATAGTTAGTGGATATATACCTTGGAAAGTATATTGTCTAAGAACTGTTCCATCTTTACCATATTGAATAACCTGTGCGTCAGATTTATAATCTTGCGGCAATGCTCTTTGGTTACTAACGTGTGAATTGATAGAATTTGACCATGCTTCCATTGCATTTCTGATAGCAAAATCTTCATCATTGATCACTGTCACTGTCCAATCTTCGAATGTTCTATCACCAGCATACTTAACTTGTCTGCCAAAATATGGGACAGTGAATGAACCCAAAGAAGAACCAGGGATTTGTGAAGATTTTACCATGAATGGAATTTTTACATCAGCAACCCCTGAAACAGGGTTAGTGATTCTCACTTCGAATAGGGTGGGTCTTGCCCCACCCCCCACAAGTTGTGATTTAAATTCGTTTATGCTGAAACTCATTGCTTTATTTCCTTTTCTATTT